TGTCGGATCTATTTTCTGTTGAGGAACGCCAGGTATGGCAACATAGTTTAAAGTTAAGATGCCTCCAGACCAGGCCAGCACTGTGATTCTGACCATTGTACTAATGATCGCTGCCTGTTCGTCAGCGTCAGGAAGAATAGCGGCCTTTGCTTTACCAAAGAAACCTTTTTTCTTCGGTTCAGTATCAACTACCTCTTCTTTTATTTCATCTGCCATTATAACATATCATAAGGTCATTCTATTTATACAGGAGTATGATAAGTATTTTGTCTGGGGAATACTTGTGCAGAAGTAGTTGGTTTAATATTTGCATTATGTTGAATAGGTCTCGGTCCTTTTAAAGTATGTAAACCAAACCCTGCACCAACATATCCACTAAGTTCTCTTGGATTTTTAAGATGGAGATATCTATCTGGACTACCCTTCTGACAATTACTATCACCAAAAGCTCCATTAGCATGTAAATCTCCTGGTGCATTAGTAACAACTATCTGACCACACATAGAAGCATGACTACCACATTGATAAAAATATGTTCCTGGTGTTAGGTTTCCACCCCATATTACTTGTCCATTGCCACCATCCCACCAAACAGAACCCTGTCCAACAGCATCAGCAACTTGGTTAGTAGTACCAGTATCATTAGCAACTGTCTTTATATACAAAGGATGATTCCACAAACTTTGAGCTGCTGATACTATAATCTCTCCTACCATAGTAGCATGATTACCACAAATATAATAATACGTCCCAGGAACTACAGTAGTACCACTACCTGTATCCCATCCACATGATGCACTACCCTGACCATAAGTAGTACCTGTAGTAACTTGATCTCCTGTCCCAGTAGTTGCAGCAGTCTTAATATAAACTGGATGACTACTTAGATCAACAATTGCTCCAATATCTAATGCATCACCAACTTCCATTCTGATTGTGGGATTATCACTTGCAGTAGATTGCATACTATAATTACTTCTATCCAAAACCTTAGCCTGATACTTACCACCACTAGTACCAGTGATTTGCATACCCATTGAACTTTGAGGAGGCATTTTAAAATTTACATAATCCCCCTTATAGATATTGACAGTAGGATTATCTGTAGTATCACTAATAGTTCCATTCTTATCAGTACCCATAAGTCTCCATGCTGTAGTGCTAAAGTTATCAACAAAAGGCATAAGATTATAAACATCACCAGCAGTAGGTTCATCATTCCAAGTCATATCATTGTAGATACTATGATTCTGAATGTAATTAAGAACATCTTTATTAGTAAACCTATCAGTACCTGTTGCTAAACACGCTGCCACTCCAGCAACCTGTGGTGATGCCATACTAGTCCCACTAATAGGATAAAGCCAATTATTACCACCATGTCTAGTATCAGTAGTACCATCATTAAGAGCAGTACCATCCTTGTTCTTTAGAACTCCTGGTTTACCCCAAGCAGAAACAGTCATTGATCCAGCAGCCCATACGTCTATTGCTGGACCATAATTTGAAAACCATTTTCTATCATGGTTACCATCATTATCTAAACACCCAACTGTTATAGCATTTGGTGAACTGCCTGGTGATGTACCTCTACAATAATAATATGTTCCAGCACCACCACCATTAAGAGTAACTCTATTGTCCCAATCCTGATGTTGCTGCCCTGTATCTGGATCTACCTGTGGAACCATATAATAATTATTATTACCTGCTGCACAAATAACTACAACACCATCAGAAATAGCATCCTCAACATCAGCTTGAATACCTGACCAATGTGTATTGATAGCTAATTTACCATTATTAGAAGAGAAACAAAAATCATCTTCTATACCAGTTAGTGTCCAACCAGATGGTCCAGGATTACCTGAGTTGTATGTTACACCACGCCAAACAATAGAAGTAACATTACCAATATCAAATGTGACACCCTCATAATCATCTGATATATCATTTGTATATCCCCAACTATGATTTGTTATTGTAGGGTTCCTTCTACCAGTAGTAGGATTGACTGCTTTATACCTATGAAATGCTCTTAGATAATCAAACATCAAATACGTTGGAACAGGAGAACCATTTCCATGTCCACCCTGATCATTTAATATAGTCATACTATAAATGTCTGCTTCAGGAGCCCATCCATAATACTTACCAGCAATGGTTCCTGTTACATGAGTACCATGATAATTAACATTAGTAGTATGATCTACGTATTGATCATAAGGAGCACTAGGAATTGAAACTCCATCGTCATCAATACTACTAACATATGAATTTAAATTCGTATACCAATCATAATCTTTAAACCTACTAACATTAGTAGATAATGACTCCCATTCTTTACAATCTGTACTTGCTCTCTGATCACAAACAACTATATCAACATGTTTACCAGCATTAAAATGAGTAATAGTATCAGTAGCTGTTTGTAATGATGATGTTGCACCACTATATCCATGAGTTCCCTTCCTTCTTTGAACAGCACTTCCTTGATGTTGTATTTTTCCCCAATCATCTTCACTAGCAGCCCAAGTACCAGTCCACCGCCAAGTATTTGTCCTTGTAACTGGAGTATTATTAACAATACCAAATGGTGTAGGAGTAATTCCTAAATCTTCTGGTCTTTTCTCAACAGCCCATACTCTAGAATCCTTACGCAACTCCACTGCTTGTGCATCTGTCATATGATAATGAGTATTCCTACTAATAGGTCTCTTAAGACTAAGAGAATACCCATCATTCTTCATATCAGTATAGAACCCTTCTAAATCTTCTTTTTTATGGAGAGTTACTACGTAAATTGGATCTGAAGTAGCCATTTATGCCTCCAATTGTAAGAAGTGTAGTGTCACTTGAACTGTTCCTGTACTACCACTCTTATTAACTACCTTAACATAAACATTAGTAGATGCAGGAGCATCATTATTCCATCCTATAGTACCTGGAGTTATACTCTGTGTCTGTGCTGCTGTTGTAATAACCTCAGCAATAACACCTGATCCAGGAGTGGGGTCAGTAGTTATAGTTCTAGCAGAATCAGCAGTCCTAGAATTACCATCGGTATAAAGAACTACCCATGCTGCCTTGTCAGTTTGAATCTTATGTAATACATAAGTCTTCGCTGCAACTATTGTAATATCAGCAGGAGCATCATTTGCTATAGATGATGTAGTAGCATTTGCAGTTGTTCTTGATTGTAATGCACCACCAGTTCCACTAACAGTAATTGTTTTAGTTGCACCTGCACCAGTAGCAGTAACATTTGCTCCCACAAAATTCAAAGTAGTACCAGCAGATCCTACAGTAGTTCCTTCCTCCTGAACTGTAACTCCACCTAAATCATCATCTGCTGCTAAAGCCCAAGACGATCCATTAAATTTTAAAATTTGTCCACTGATTGCACCAGAAGTGCTAACATCAGAAAGACCATCTAATGCGATAGCACTGGTTGACAGAGTACCAGTAGAAATACTAAGTCCACTACCTACTTTTATACCACCAAGTACCGTACTAGATGCGGTAGGTAAAGTATAAGAACTTGTTACCCCCTCCGCTTTCCATGTCGTTCCATCCCATGCCCAAGTAACACCACTCGCTGTATGAGTAAACGAACCATCCGTTGCTTGTCCTGATGTTGAGGGAAAATTAATTGCCATTTTTTTATAGTCCTTCCGTGGTATTTATTATGCGTCAGCAATCGCTATGATTGCTGCTTTAAATGCTTCGTAGTCTCCAGAAGCATTCAATGCATCCTTTAACTTAGAAAGTGGTATGAGATAACTTGCTGCTTGAGCAGATCCACCTGCATCATGCTGTGCAACCTTAAGGAAATTTCCTTGGAAGTACACTGTATTATCAGACAAGAACAAATGTCTTATCTTATACTCTGCATTACCTAAATCATATGCTGCATTAGTATCTGGAATAAAATGACCAGTCATTTCAACTGCTGGTAAGACAAGCTTACCACCACTCTCAGAAACATCAACAGAACCAAGATGTAAAGAGTTTGAACCTAGATATAGATCCCTAATCTTCTTAGTAGCACTTCCTATATCCTGCTGATCATGTGTAGCAGGGAGAATGTGTCCAGTGAATGCAGTCAGATCTAAAATAGATGGTGGACTAGCATCAACCCACTGTGAACTATCAGCATCTTGATAATAAACTTTCAATCTACCTTCATCAGACTTCCACCACAAGTCTCCATCATTAGGAGAACCTGGAGCACTGTCATCTGTAGTAACAGTAGCACCACCTCCAAGTGAGGATAAATCAACCGTAAGATCTGCTAATGATTGTGATCCTGTTCTACCAAGAGTTAAAGTATTACCAGAGAGACTAGCACTACTTAAATAATCATTGGTGTTAGTATCAGTATCTGTGACAGTATTAGTAAATGTTATCTTATCTCCAGATCTTGCTATTGATAATCCAGTACCAGCTTCTAAAATTATCTCATCAATACCACTACCAGATCCACCAGCAGTTAACCAAATCCTTTCTTCGTCTGCATTGTCACCATCAGCACAAGATATACTATAAGTTGTATTAGTATCACTGCCACCTCCACCAGTAGCATCTGTTGCTGGAGCCCAGTTAGAACCATTCCATTTCAATACTTCATTATTATTTGGAGCAGTACTAGAAACATTAGAGAGATCACTAAGGTTAGTTGGTATCGTTGGTTTACCAGTAAGATCAGCATAAGCACCAGAGAATAAATTCGGTTTATTCTTAATGAAATCAACTGATGCTGTGTTACTTGTGTTCCAATCAGATTGAATTTGAGCAGCAGGTATGCTAGGTAACCCACTCAGATCACTATACTGTCCACTAGTTGCAACAGCATGAAGTGTGGGTTTGTTTGATATCTGTGCTACACCACTAGTAGCATTCCAATCAACATTCACCTGTGCAGCAGGGATAGATGGAAAATCTTCCCAAGCAACAGAAGAACCAGTGGACTTTAAAAATTGCCCACTGGTTCCATTAGCACCAGCAACCTGTAAAGGTTTGCCGTTTGCAACATTAATACCATCCTTTGCTTCTACAGGTCCATTATCATTGTAATTGGATATCTGATTTGCAAGTAACTTTGACATACTTCTAGTCCTACAAACACTTATTCTAAGCTAGAAGTATTTATAGTTTATGCAGGACCATCCAATTTATCTAAGTCTTTCCCATGCTTAGTAGTATCTTGCTCATCACCAAATGTAATGACATCAGTATTCAAACTATAACCATAGTCTTCAAAGGGTACTGTGTCAGCAGCGACATCACCAGTATTAATAACAATATGATCCTCACCTTCCCCACCAGGAACTCTAGTTGGGAATGTTACTACCTTATCATCAAGAAATGCTGAGTCTAATTTAAAATCATACTCTGCTTTATTCCTATAGTAACTAGCAACATTATCAACACCCCTGATAGGAGTAGTAAGAATAAGTTCTCTTACCTTACCTAGTGCTTCAAATAATGTTTCTAATTGTTCATCTCTCTTCTTCTCTAATGCTTCAATGATTGCCAAACGTAGGGCATCATCTGCTGCTTCAATGTGTTTACGTATACTCATAGTTATATATCACAGGGGTTTTGAAATTTGGTTATGTCAGTAGCAATATATTTTTCGCCACTTGATTTTTTAATAAGGAAGTCTTCACCATGCTCTATACGAGTGGTGTACTTAGTTAAATCTTCCTTAAATTCTTCTTCAGTTAGTTCAATCATACATTACAACAGATGTTTTCTTTTTGCATATATTTGATGGACTCTTGAGTTCCACCAAGGTTATCACCGTTTAATACTACTTGAGGGAAGGTAGCATCTGTTCCAAACTGTCCAAAGAATGCTTCTTTAGTAAAATCTATATCTAATTTGTACTCAACGTAGTTAAGTTCAGAGAGACCTAGTATTTCTATAATCTGTTTGCAATGATTGCATCCATCCTTAGAGTATACGGTGAAATTTTTCATGTTTCTTTCTTAGCAGCAAGGTAATCGTTGTTAAAAAGTTCTAACCCTTCACGAGTTAGTACATGATCATACATCTTATCAAAGACCTTTACTGGTATAGTACATACATTTGCACCATACTCAAAGGCTCTACCTACATCCCTGACATTTCTAATAGAAGCAGCAAGGATTTGTGTTTCAACATCATGCCTCTTATATGTATTAGCGATATCTTTTACAAGGCACAAACCTCCAAAAGAATTATCATCAACACGTCCCACAAAAGGAGAAACATAGGTTGCACCTGCCTTAGCAGCAAGGATTGCTTGTGATGTAGAGAACACAAGAGTTACATTAGTAAGTATACCATCATTGCTAAGTTCATAGCAAGCTTTTAGTCCCTCACGTGTACAAGGTACTTTGATTGTAACATTATCACTAAGAGAAATATATGGTTGTGCCTGTTCTACCATCTCATCAGCAGTCTCAGCAACTACCTCAGCAGATATAGACTCAAGGTTAGGACATGCTTGATAGATCTCCTCAATCACATCACTCTGCTGCCTACCTGATCTTAATATAAGAGTGGGGTTAGTGGTAACACCATCAACCAATCCAGTCTTATAACCATCAACAATTTGACTCACCTCTGCGGTATCTAAAAAGATTTTCATTCGTTTAATGCTTCCATTTTAATGAACTGTTCATTCAAATTATAATACAATTTATAGTTTGTTGTGTTGACCCAATATCCAACGATGTCGCTTCCATCACAATGGAAACCGTATCCTGTTAAGGGTTCGTCAACACCATCAATTTTAAAGGTCTTAGTACCACCCATATAGGATCCAAATTTTTCATCTA